GCACTAAGCCAAACACTCCAGAACAACCATTGCATAATTTAGTTCTTTGGAATTCTTTTAGTTCACATATATCAGTAACTAAGTTTGAAAATTTAAGTAATATGAAGATGTCTTATTTAGACAGAACTAAACAAAATATATTTGGAAAATACTTGTTTACTTTAGACTGGCACAGTCCAGATAGCAATATACTAGATGATGGATACTCTGAAAATCCAGGTCAGCACAAATGTGGACACGTTATTCAACGCGATGATGGAAATTTTGCTATACAGCCAAATAATAGGGTTCGTTTATACGAGCCATCATTTGTTACTAAAAAATCATTAGTAATTGATAGATTGATCAATACAAATGCTTGGGATGTCGAAGGGTACAGCAAATGGATTACAGAAGACTCTAACTCCTATAACTATGATATTATTGATACAGAGGATGATCAATAGTATGGCTTCTGGTAAAATGTATAGTAGCGAAGTTTTTATGCGTAAGAGATATCTTATGGATAGAAAATCACCAGAAGAAATTGCCAAGGAGTGTGGATGTAGTGTTGAAACAATATACGTTTACTTGGCTAAGTTTGGATTAAGGAAATCAAAAAGATGAACACTTCAACTCAACATACAATTGCTAATGTTTGTAATAATATAAAAGATATGCTTATTGAAAAAAATAAATCATATGGTGATTCTGCACTTGATCCAATTAGAATATTCTCTAAAGCAAATTCAGACGAACAGATAAAGATAAGAATTGACGATAAACTGTCTAGAATATCTAGAGGTTCTGAGTTTTATGGAGATAATGATTTGGATGATTTAATAGGATATTTAATACTATTAAAAGTTTCAAAAGTTTATAATAATACTAAGGAGAGTAACAATGAATGAAAATCCAGAAGTAGCACCTGTAAATTTATATGAAACACTTAATGTACAATTTACTAAAACTGCTAAACAAAGTCATAAAGTTTTATTGCAAAATGAAAAGGTAGAGTTACCATTTGCCAGACAGTTAACTGGGTGGAACAATCTAATAGAGGGTCTATATAAAGACGCAAAGAAACTTGACAATACTCAGTTATGGATTGATTTTCCACAAGATGAGTATGTTCCTAATAAACAAGGATACAGATCAGATGAGTTTAAAAAAGATCACGATGGAAAACATATTTTATTTAATGGTTGTTCTGTTACTTACGGACAAGGACTTTATACTAAAGAAACATGGTCATACCTATTGCATCAGTTAATTGCAAAAGATGAAAAGGTTTCTGGATACTACAATATAGGTACACCTGGAAAAAGTATATTTGATATAGTAGCAAGCACATTTAAGTATATAGATAGTTATGGCAATCCAGATATTATATTTTTAGATTTACCAGATCTAAATAGATTCTATGCATTAAACTCAGACAACAGTCATGAACTTGATAAGCCTATGGGTCCTCAAGAATTATTCTATGCACTAAATGAAAATTATAGACATTCTTTAGTAAAAAGAGAAACCACTGTATCTATGTTTGTTCATACCTTAGCAATATATACATATCAGTATTTGATGTTTTTAGAAGTATATTGCAAATCACACAATATAGAGTTATATATATTTTCATACGTCAGAGGCACTGATGCATTTTTAGAATTATGTAACTTAAATAATTACTATAGCACCACTGGTCCAGAAGAATTGGCAAAGATTGAACAAGAAGTTTTTGAATATAGCAATAGCCATAAAGACGATAAGTTTACAATGGTAGCAAGAGATGGTAGACATTACGGCACAGCGTTTCATTATGTATGGGCAAACATGTTATATGATTTACGCAAGAAGGTAAATAATGTCAACTGAGCAAGATTTGGTGCAACATTTAGATCAGGTAAACAAAGTTGTTGAAGAATATTTAAAGGGAAATGATCCTACAAGAATATCTAAACAACTTGCAATACCAAGACAACAAGTGGTTAGTTTAATTAATGAGTGGAAAGTTATGGCTTCCGCTAATGATGCAATTCGTGCACGAGCAAAAGAGGCATTGGTTGCAGCAGATACTCATTACAGCAAGTTAATAACAAAGGCTTATGAAGTTATTGAGGATGCAACAACAAGTGCTAACTTAAATGCTAAGAGTCAAGGAATTAAGTTAGTCTTAGATATTGAATCTAGAAGAATTGATATGTTACAAAAAGCAGGGCTTTTAGAAAATAAAGAACTGGCAGAAGAAATGGTACAAATAGAAAGAAAACAAGAAGTGCTTATGAACATATTAAAAGATGTTGCTTCTGAGTATCCACAGGTTCGTGATGAAATCATGAGACGACTTTCAACTATTGCTAGGGAAAGCGAAGTGGTTACAGTTGTCCATGATGTTTGATGACTTTTTAGAAGTATTAAAAGATAATCCATTTGAAGAAATCCCAGTAGATGCTAAAACATTTATTGAACATGAAGATTACTTAGGACAACCCGCACTATCTAAAATTCAGTATGACATAGTTGAGGCTATGAGCCAGATTTATAGAAAAGAAGATTTGATAGAATTATTGGGTGAAAAAGAAGGTACAGAATATTATAACAAGTACACTAAAAATGAAATCATTCTTCAGTTAGGTAAAGGTAGTGGTAAAGATTTTACTTCTACAGTTGCTTGTGCTTATATTGTTTATAAGTTACTTTGTTTAAAAGATCCCGCTAAATATTTTGGTAAACCATCAGGAGACGCTATTGATTTAATTAACGTTGCTATTAACGCACAGCAGGCTAAGAACGTTTTCTTTAAAGGTTTTAAAACTAAGATTGAAAAGTCTCCATGGTTTATAGGAAAGTTTTATGCAAAGGCAGATAGCGTAGAGTTTAATAAATCTATTACAGTTTATTCTGGACATTCAGAAAGAGAGTCACATGAGGGCTTAAATCTTTTGCTTGCAGTGCTTGATGAGATTTCTGGTTTTGTTTCTGAAGTTGGCACAGGAAATGAACAAGGAAAAACTGCAGAAAATATTTATAAAGCATTTCGTGGTTCAGTAGATTCTCGCTTTCCAGATTTAGGTAAGGTTGTATTGTTATCTTTTCCAAGGTATGTGGGAGATTTTATATCTCAAAGATATGATGATGTTGTTTTAGAAAAAGATGTTATTGAAAAAAATCATAAGTTTATTTTAAATCCAGCACTACCAGAAGATGAAGTAGGAAATACATTTGATATTTCGTGGGAAGAAGATGAGATTGTTTCATATAAGTATCCTGGAGTATTTGCATTAAAAAGACCAACATGGGAAGTTAATCCGACCAGGAAGATTGATGACTTTAAGTTAGCCTTTTATACAGATCTTGGGGATGCAATGATGCGTTTTGCATGCGTCCCAACCTATTCATCAGATGCGTTTTTTAAGCAGGTAGAAAAAGTTAGAGCCTGTATGACTGGTAGAAACCCTATAGATAATTTTAAAAGATTTGATGAAGCCTTTAAGCCTGATCCAGATAAGACCTACTATGTTCATGCTGACTTAGCACAAAAGCATGACAAGTGTGCTGTAGCCATTGCTCACGTGGAGAAATGGGTTAACGTTCAGGTAATTAAAGATTACGAACAGGTTGCTCCTATTGTTGTTGTGGATGCAGTGGTTTGGTGGGAACCTAAAGTAGAAGGTCCAGTAAACCTATCAGAAGTAAAGCAATGGATTCAAAACTTAAGAAGAACTGGATTTAATATAGGCTTGGTAACATTTGATCGTTGGCAATCATTTGATATTCAAAATGAATTAAAGGCAGTTGGAATGAGAACAGATACTGTTTCAGTTGCTAAAAAGCATTATGAAGATATGGCAATGCTTATTTATGAAGAAAGATTAGTAATGCCTTCAATTGAATTATTGTTTGAAGAGTTAACTGAGTTAAAGATTATGAAGAATGATAGGGTTGATCATCCTCGTAAAAAATCTAAAGATTTAGCGGACGCAGTTTGTGGTGCTGTATTTGGTTCAATTGCCAATACTCCAAAAAGTATTGATTTAGAAGTTGAAGTTCATACGTTTGCAGATAGACCTAAATCAGATAGATCAAAAGAATTGTTTGTTAACAACAATGTTATTAGACCAGAACCACCAAAAGAAGCACTGGAATACCTAGATCAGTTTAAACTAATCTAATAAAATGTTATAATAGTACTATCTCACATTGGGGGTAGTTATTAAATTAATAACTTTAGGACTCTTCGCAGAGCATTCTTTGTCTTTATAGTAGCATCAATACTATTTCTTTCTTGCACGCCACAACAGGCTCAGGCAAATGCAGCACCATGTGATACCTA